TCAGCATAAGCCAACTCTCTATCTTGTTCTGATACTGTGTCATGTTCCGCATCTTCTGCTATTCCTCGTTTTGCTAAAACTGTTGATAGATTAACATCTTCAAATGGTGGATTAATAAACTGTCCTTTTAGGTAATCTTTTATATTCATAGTATAAAATTAAAGGGGGAGTATTTCATCCCCCATATGGTTATGCTGCTGTAGTAGTATCCATAATAACAATGTTTTTTGGATCTTTTGGAACTGGAAAAGCCCAAGCCTCAACATCAATATTATTAACCCCATGTTGGTCATCCCAAGTTGAAACGGCTGCAATACATTGTTCTACTGTAGAACGTTGAGCTGAAACAGTTTGCCCAATAATTGTTTGGTTTGAAATAGCTCTCTTCATGTTGAAGAATGGAAGATCTGGTATTAAAACTACATTATCAACCTCAAATGGGTTAATAGAAAGTTTTTTGCCATCAGAGTTGAATTTACAAACCTGATCTACCACTACTATAGGTCTAATTCCTAGTGTATTTATCACCGCTTTTTTCTCAGCGTCAGTAACAATATAATCTCCAGACACTTTCTGTAATCTAGCTTGGATTAATTCAACAACCTTTGGATGTTCCATAAAGGCGTTATACTTAACCTCATCCATTTCCCAGTGCATTCCAGTTATATCAAGATTTAACTCTCTCTTAGCATATCTTTGCTTATCGAGCAAATCTTGAATAGGATTAGCAGTAATATCCGACCAAACCTTAGCTACTTTAACTTTGTTTGCTGCTGGAATATTAAGATCCACAGAAATAAACTTACCATCTTTTTGACTGTTAGTATCTACAACTATTTGTCCTTTAGAAATTCCTTGATAACAATAGAAATTCAATTTACTATGAATACCTTGATATAATGTTTCAAGAGACGTCATTGTAAGTCTCATAGCATCCTCTGATGTTAATGAAGCCCCTACCTCTTTTAATTGTAAAGCTTGTCTTATATCATTACCTTCAATTCTAGTTCCAAGTCCCATAAAAGGAATATCACCACTATAAGTCTCCATTCCACCTAATGAAACTAGAGGTTTATCTGAATCTGGGTCAAGATTTACAGCCATGATAGCTATATCAGCCTCTCTCATCATCTGATTCCATGTAGTATCTCTTTGCAATACATCCCAATCAGCATAAAATCTCCAATCTTCGTTATTGTACTTTTCGTTTGCTAGGTTTGAAACCATTTCGAACTTCTTACCTTGTAAGATTTCGTTAATATTATATTGTGTTGCTTCTCTTTTCATTATTTATTATTTTGATTGTGAGAATCTAAAGTAGCATTCGTTGTCTTTAAGTGCCATTTTAATTGAGTCAGCTAAAGGAGCTATACGTCTTTGATAAACAACACCAGTACCTAAGTAAGCACCACCTATGCTAAAATCATATCCCTTTGGATCTACATAAACATCTCCTACAGATAAAGCATTAGGTATAACTTTAACACTAGCCGTATCACTAGCAGCATCTGCTTCTACAGCAATATCACCCATAGCCAAGCCTGTTATAGCTGCATCTAAAGTAATCTCATCATAAGTCTCGTTTGAAGTATCAACAGATAAAACTGTTTTAGATACTCCTGTACCTGCATATGTTGCTGGAGCTTCCATTAAAAACATTCCAGCTTTAACTCTTGTTCCTTCTCCACCTTTTTCTACTTGAATAACAGCGTCCGCCACATTCGTAACCTTAAAAGCATAATGTACTGTAGCCATTCTACTGTCATCACCTTCGTTACAAAAAATTGGAGTTCCTGCTGATAAAACACTACCTACTGGTGGGAGATTTTCTATTGCCACCCCAAAACCACCAGTTAATATTTGTAGTGATTTTTGGTAAACGTTCATTGCGCCACCTACTTTACTAGAAGATTTGCGCATTACATTGTATGTATCCATTTACTATTTGTTTAAATTATTATTTAAGTCTATCTGCTGCGGCTTTTCTTTTAGCATCCGCATCTGCTCTTTCTGCTCTTATTGTTGTCACAAAAGGATCTTCTTCATCACTATCGCCAGCATCTGGAGTTTTTAAAACGACCGAACCCTGCCCTGTTATTGATCTGAATTGATTGTATTCAGTTTCCCAAGCCTTAATAAGAGATTCTACATCTTTCACTTCACCATCAATAAGTTTATTAAATATATAATCACTCTGAGTTAATTCTGCTTCAGATAGATTGTATTCTTGGATTTTCTCTCTAGTCTGATTGATAATCCCCTCTTTAATGTTATTCTGCTTCATCCCATCAAGTTCTGATCTAATATCAGTCATCCCTGCTGCAATTCCATCAGCAATCATCTTTGCCATTTGCTCTGGTGTTATATTCATCGGCTTTTCGTCTGGTGTTGGTGTTGGTGTTGGTGGTGTTTCAACCTCTTTTGCTTCCTCTGCTGCTAATCTAGCTGCTTCTGATGCAGTGTGGTTAATATTTCCTTGTAAATTAGAAATAATACTTTCAGCATTTAGTTTTTCTAAAGCTTCATCATCTGCGATAAAAATTGATAATGTCTCGGCTTGTGCTTCTAAGGTTTTTAGTGACACATCTTTGCCATGTGTTAATTGTACTGCTTTTAGTTTTTCTAAAATTTTCTGCTTCATGGTCTATGAATATATATTAAATAAAAAGAGAGAAGTACTATTTGTTAGTACCTCTCTCTAGGTTAATTCTCTTACGTTTTCTCTTTACACACTCTACTACCTTTCGGCAATGGTAACAATGTGATTCTACTTTTTCTGGTGGGTTATCTGTTTCTATTGATGTAAGAAACTTGCCACAGTATTTACATTCGTATCTCATAATCATACAGCAAAGATACAAAAATTATTTTAATGCACAAAACGCTTGCTCTTTCGAAATCTTTTTCTTATATTGCGTGAAATATAAAACATTGATTATGAAGATAAAAGAAAAGTATCAAAAGAAGTTCGTAAACCACATAATCTCTACCTGTGAGAAGATAGATGTAATTAGTGGAACATGCAGGTTTAATTATATGTGTCACATGAATGCCGTACACGATGCTATTAATAACAAAGATACTACAATTGCTATGTGTGTTTATATAGAAGATGGGTTTCCTATAATTCATTTCATAAATATACATGAAGGAAAATATATTGATAACACGCTTGGGAATTGGAGTAGTAGTTCTGATTATTATTTAGTGAAAATTATTAAGGAAGATGAGTTCTGGAATGTGCAAAGTATTTTTAATTCTTATAGATTAGAAATAGAAGAGAATAGACCTTTATGGTTTCGATTATTCTTCACTTTGCGATTCTAATTTTTAATAGCTATCTTTGTAAACAATATTAATTAAATTTACAAATATGGGTGGAGTAAGAGAAGATTCCATGATAAGCATGTCTGACTGGTCAGATGCTATCGTTAAAGAAATGGAAGAGTCTAAAAAAGAAAAAGAAGCAGAAGAGAAGAAGTAGTCAAACCTTAGAGAATCATTAATTTGGTTCTCTTTTTTTTGCGACATATTTCATTAGTAGGCATAAAAAAAAAGCCCACCTAAAGCGAGCTTAAACCATAACACGAATAACTTATTCCATTCTGTGTTTGTTTGTATTACAAAGATACGCAAAAATATTTTACACTACAAATTGACTAATATTACAATTCTAATTTAATTATCTTACTAACACAAAGTCCTGATATTACGTAAGTGCCATTATAAGATTCCATATTAGGGTATAATATATAATCTAATACTTGAATAGCCCCATTAGCTTTATACAAAGCAAGTACCTCTTCATGTAATATAACTTTTTCTTCTGACGTAAGACTTGTATTGTCTATAAATCCTTTTCTTGTGAGAATCCTATCATCACCTTCATGTTTGCTTAATAAAGCTTTTAATATTAAATTCTTGTTCATTTTCTCTTATCTTTTAAAACTTCTTGATACTGCAATAATATATCTCTATTATTTATATGACAAATACAATTATCACAAGTTAAATCATTCTTCTGACTACAAGCGTGGGGCATGTGTTTTCTACAATAATTCTCCATATATCTAGGAGTAAAGTTGTAATCGTTTTTAGGTATTAATATTCCTTTTAATGTTTTCATATCTT